GCCCTGGGCGAGAAGTCCGCGGCCGCCCTGGACCGCGTGTTCGACGCGGCCCGCCGCCTGTCGGGCCTCTCCGAGGACGACATCGAGGAGTTGGCCGAGGGTTTCGGAGACGCCCCGAGCGGCGGTTCTACTTCCGACTAGCCGCCCACCTGGGCATGACGGTCGGGGAGCTCCTGGCCCGGACGTCCTCGCACGAGCTTTCCGAATGGAGGGCCTACGAGCGGGAGTTCGGGCCACTGGGCCCCGAGCGGGGCGACGTCCTCCAGGCCCTCATCTCCCACACCATCGCGGCCTCCCTGAGTACCGGCAAGACCAAGTTTAGGCTGGCCGACTTCCTCCCGCGCTGGACGCGCCGGCGGCAGACGCCCGCCCAACAGCTTGAGGTACTCCGCGCGTTCGCCGCGAGACAGGAGCACAACGCTTGAGCACAATCGCCGACCTCCTCATCAAGGTGTCCGCCGACACGGCCAAGGCCGCGCGGGACCTCGACAACGTGGGGAAGAAGGGCTCGTCCTCCCTGGGCAAGGTGGCCAAGGTGGCCAAGACGGCCGCCATCGGCCTCGGGGCCGCGGCCGGCGTCGGCCTGGCCTGGGCCGCGAAAACCGGCTGGGACGAGTACCAACAGGGCGCCAAGGTCGGGGCCCAGACCAACGCCGTGCTCAAGTCCACGGGCGGCATCGCCAACGTCTCGTCCAAGCACGTCTCCGACCTGGCCGGCTCCCTGTTGAAGAAGTCGGGCGTGGACGACGAGGCCATTCAGTCGGGGGAGAACCTCCTCCTGACCTTCACCGGCATCCGCAACGAGGTCGGGAAGGGCAACGACATCTTCGACCAGGCCACCGGGACGATGCTCGACATGTCCGTGGCCCTGGGCCAGGACACCAAGTCGTCCGCGATTCAGTTGGGCAAGGCCCTCAACGACCCCATCAAGGGCGTCACGGCCCTCCAGCGCGTGGGCGTCTCGTTCACCGCCGCCCAGAAGGGACAGATAAAGGCCCTGGAGTCCAGCGGCCACCACCTGGAGGCCCAGAAGCTCATCCTGCGCGAGCTCCACAAGGAGTTCGACGGGAGCGCCGAGGCCGTCGGCAAGACCCTGCCCGGCCAAATCTCCATCGCCCGCGAGTCCCTCAACAACTGGCTGGGGGAGCTCGTGGCCAAGGCCATCCCCATCGTCTCGCGGTTCATCTCCTGGACCCGGGACCACTGGCCCGAAATCCAGAAGGCCATCTCCCGCTTCTGGGCCGACGTCAAGCCCACCCTGGTGGAGTTCTACGACCTGGCGGACGCCCTGTACGAGTTCATCCGGAAGAACTGGGGCACCATCGGCCCCATCGTCAAGGGCATCGGCAAGACCATCGAGGACACGCTCAAGACGGCCACGTCCATCATGAAGGTGTTTGCGGCCCTGCTCCGGGGAGACTGGAGCGGCGCCTGGAACGCCCTCAAGGAGGCCGTGGGCCACGCCCTCGACTCCATGAAGGACCGCATTACGACCATGGGCGCCATCGGCGGCGCCCTCTGGAAGGCGGCCAAGACCGTGGCGTCGAACATCGCGTCCGGCATCGTCGGCGGCCTGGCCGGCCTGGGCGCCAAGGCGTGGGGCGTCATCGACAACATTGGGGCCGTCATCGGGCAGCACCTTGCCGGCATCGGCAACTGGGGCAAGTCCGTCGGCTCCCACGTGGCCAGCGGCGCCGTGGGCGCCCTGGACGGCATCGGCGGCAAGGCGTGGAACGTCATCAACAACATCGGCGGGGTCGTGGCCCAGTACGCCGGCACCATCGCCGGCTGGGGCAAGTCCGTCGGCTCCCACCTGGTGGGTGGCATCGTCTCGGGCCTCTCGGGCATCGGGGGCAAGCTCGTCTCCATCATCAAAAGCGCCATCAACGCCCTCATCGACCGCATCAACTCCGCCCTCTCGTTCCACGTCTCCGTCGATACCCATATCCCCGGCGTGGGGAAGAAGTCTTTTGGGTTCGACTCCCATATCCCCCACCTGGCCCGCGGCGCGTCGAGCTTCGGCGGCGGCCTGGCCGTGGTGGGCGAACACGGGGCGGAGCTCGTCAACCTCCCCGGCGGGTCGACGGTCCACACCGCGGCCGACACCCGGCGGATGCTGGGCAACTCGGAGCCGTCCGGTGACATCGTGCTCATGGTCGACGGTGAGGTCCTGGGCCGCGTGGCCCGCAAGGAACTCACCCGCGCCGGCCGCCGCGGCGTCAACGTCTCGTTCGGCGCGGCATGAGCGGCGTAACCCTCAAGTGGCGGATGTCCCCCACGGACCTCCCGTTCGCGGACCCCTACATCGGGGGCCTGGGCGACGGCTACGACCCGTTCCCGGGCGTCCAGTCCGTGAAGTATTCACGCGGGGCGCCGAACGAATACGGGGAGTTCGAGGCCGGCACGTCGGAGGTCATCGTCTCCGACCCCGACTCGGACCTGGACATCAACAACCCGGACAGCCGGTTCGCCGCCTACGTCCAGACCCTCACGGCCAAGCCCACGCGGTGCGTCATCGAAGTGGACGACGGCGTCTCCACGACGGTCTACCCCCTGTTCCAGCATTTCATCGACCGCATCCCCCGCACCCAGAAGGTGGGCGGCGTCTGGACCCAGCGGACGGTGGAGTGCGTGGACGCCTTCGCCCTGTTCGCCCTGGCCGGCATCAAGGCCGTCTCCTACCCCTCGGAGTCCACGGGCGCCCGCTTCGGCCGGGTGCTCGATGACATCGGCTGGCCCGCAGGCCGCCGGGACATCGACACCGGCAACGCCACGCTGGCCGCCTACACCAATGACGCCGACTCGTCGGACAAGGCCCTCCAGCATCTCCTGGCCGTCATCACCAACGAGGACGGGGCCGGGTTCATGGCGGCCGACGGCACGGCCCGGTTCATCGAGCGCCACGCCTTCATCACCAACACGACCGTCCAGGCCGTGTTCGCGGATGACCGCGCCCTGGACACGGGCTCCTATCCCACGGCCTTCCGCTACGTCGAGCTCCAGCCCGAGGACACGGAGATTTTCAACGACTACACCGGGAGCCGGGACGGTGGCTCCGTCCTGACGGCCACCGACGCCACGTCCCAGAGCACCTACGGGCCGCGTTCGGCGTCGCCCATCACGTTCCTGGTCAACACCGACGCCCAAGTCCAGGACGCCCTGGACTGGCGCCTGTCCCGGACCAAGGATATGCACGAGCGCGTCGACTCCCTGACGATCATGCCGGGCGACGACCTCGACCTCTGGGCCACGGTCCTGTCCCTCGAAATCGGGGACCGCATCGAGGTCGTGGAGTACCCGTCGGGCTACACCGCCCCGGTGTCCACCCCGTACATCATCCGCCACCTGGAGGGCGACATCCCTCTGGCCATAGGCGGGTCCACGTTCACGTTCCAGCTAACGCCCGCGTCCATCGACAACTGGCTCATCCTGGACGACGCCACGTTCGGGCAGTTGGACGCCAACAAACTCGCCTACTAGGAGCTCCCACGAGTGGCCTACACCGACCCTAAGACCTGGAGCCCCGGGGACGTCCTCACGGCGGCGGACCTCAACACCTACGTCCGGGACAACACCACCGACAAGCCCAGGGCGCGGATGTCCCGGGCTGGCTCCCAGTCCATCCCCAACAACGCCAACACCATAGTTGACTTTGACACGTCGGACATCGACGTCGGCGGCCTGGTGGACCTCACCAACAACAAGTTCGTGATTCAGCAGGACGGGGACTACCTGTTCGGGGCCCACGTCCACTTTGACGCCCACGCCGACGGCCAGTCCCGCGCCCTGTTCCTCGTGAAAAACGGCTCCATCGTGGCGCGTGTCGCTGCCCAGCCCGACGCCGCGAGCTCCCCGCAGGGCATCGGGCTCCACGTGGCCGACATGTTCCGCCTCGTGGCGGGAGACGCGATGTGGGTGGTGGTGTTCCAGAACCTCGGCTCCGCCATCGGCATCGGCTCCGGTGAACAGTATTCGGCCGCCTACATCACGTGGCAGGGGGCGGCGTGAGCCCCGACTCCCGCGACAACCCCCGCGACAGCTACGACCGCCTCGTCCTGTTCCGCCTGGACGCCCTGGGCAAGGACCTCCAGCGCGTCGAGGACAAGGTGGAGACGCTCCTCATCGACGTGGCCATGTTGAAGGTCAAGGCCGGCGCCTGGGGCGCCATCGCCGGGTGTATCCCGGCCGGCATCGCCATCGTCCTCACCCTCGTGGTGGGCCAGTGAGCCCCGAACCGGAGAACCTGGCCGAGCTCCGCCGCCGCGAGGTCACGCGGGCGGCCATCCGCTACTTCCTCCTGGTGTTCTGCGCCGTCCTCATCCTCACCAGCATGGTGGCCTATGGCGTCTGGAACGACCGGAGCCAGGGCGCCCAAAAGCTGGCCCTGCGGACGGAGTATTGCCAGGCCATCGAGGCCCTCAAGCGGCAGAACCGCGAGGACGTGGCCAAGGACATCAAGGACTTCCCGCGGACACTCCGCCTCCTCAAGCTCAAGGACACGCCCGAGATTCGGAAGGTGGCGCGTGAGGGCTGGCAACGCAAGCTCCGCCAGAACCGCGCCCGCAAGTGCCCCTACGGGGCCTAGCCCTACCCACGGAGGGAACGTGAACCCCAAGAAGCACCCCAACGCCGCGGCCGGCGGGCTGACCGCCTGGCTTAGCGGCATCGCGCTCTACGAGTGCACCAAGCACGGCGTCCCGCTCGACTCGATGGAGGTTTCGTCCATCGTCGGGGCGGCCGTGGCCGTCGTCCTGTTCTTCGGGAAGCGGGCCGGGCTCAAGTGAACCTCTGGCTGGACCGCACCGTAGACGGCCGCTTCCGCATCGAGCGCGTCCCCTGCCCCCATCCGGCGGGCGGGGTCGACCTCTCGCGCCCCCGCACCGGCGTGCTCCACACCACGGAGGGGTCGTTCGCCTCCGCCCTGTCGGAGTTCAAGGACCACTACGCGCCGCATTTCCTGGTGGGCCCGGGCCGCATCGTCCAGTTGGTCCCCCTGGGGGCCATGGCGGCCGCCCTGGAGAATCACGCCGGCGGCGTCGAGACGAACCGCTGGGCCGTCGCCCAGATCGAAGTGGCCGGGAAGTCCCAGACGTCCCCGTACTCGTTCGACGCCAAGACCAACAACGCCCTGGCCTCGCTCATGGCCACGCTCAAAGTCAAGGCCGGCATCCCCCTGTACCGGGTCTATCCCGACGAAATGCCACCCACGCCCTGGGCCACGTACTCCTTCCGCCGCCGCAAGGACGGCAACTGGGGC